TCAACAACAAAACCTTGGAAAACATAACTACGCTTTTTCCAGTATTTACGACCCATATCTTCCAATGCTGGATCCTTGAACCAAGGACGCACTTCTGATAAGATTGGGCAAGTGTCGCCATACATTTCCATGCAGGGTACTTGTACTGTGATATTTTTGCTTTCAGATTCGCCTTTGATGCCTGCAAAGGGAAGTTTGATCATTGCACGTTCAACCCAGAAAAAAGTGTTGTCTGAATTGCCGTCTGGTAGGAATCGTAGAGTAGATTCGCCGCCTTCTTTGAGATTCCAAAACGGATAAATTGAATTATCTCCGCCTGTACGTTCTCCAGAACCTTTTGATTCTGATGCCTTAAGTTTTTCTCGTATTTCAGCTAAAGTTGCCATAATTGTTCTCCTATTAATAGCCTTTGATTGCTTTTTGTGCCTATATTTGTTTTACACCTGTAAAACAAAAAGTGCATATACACAGTATACGCACTTTTATTTAGTTCTACAAGAGGAATTATGCTCTAAATGTGAGCAGTTTACTCAATTATCTATGATGTACTAAGTTGACAATTCTTTTCAAATCGTCGTAGGTAGTTGTTTCAGCCATGGCCTGTTCCTTGCCTATTGTGACATGCACATCTTGAGGATTGCCAGGCTCTGCGTGACTAGCATGATCCATTGATGGTTGGGTCTGTTGCCCGCTTGGATCCAATTTATCAATCATCATCAACACTTGCTTGACGTGGTGTGGTTTGGCACCTTTGTAGGTACCGTTCTTAAAATCTTTTAAAACTTTGATTTTGGCACGAGTACCGCCTATGGTAAAATTCTGTTTCTGGGGATTAAAGAATCCCGAGATCGATTTGATTATTTCTTTAAGCGGCTCGTCATGACTTTGTTGCATTGGTTTCATTCCAACTGTGGTACAGGCTTCTGCAAATGTCATGGTTCTATGGCCAAAGTCTAATACATCGTCTGGTTGTGCTCCACACTCCATTGCTTTGATCAGTTTGGCCTTGACTCGAGACATAGCAGTACTTTCAGCCATTGGAGGTGCCGGCGGAACTGCGCCTGGTACAGGGGGAACAGACCCTGCATCGGGCGGCGGCATTGCCATATCAACGGGGGGAGCTCCTGCTTCTGGGGGAGGCATAGGTGCTGGGGGAGGCATAGCACCTGCGTCCGGCATTGGAGGAACTTCTTCTCCACCTATCGGAGGCTCTCCCTCATCTGTTTGATCCAGTGACTTGGCAGCTATAATTTCCTGTGCAATCTCTTTAGCCTTGGGTGATAACGGCTCTCTAATTTTTTCATCTGCCACATGTTTAAGATACAATTTGATTGCTGTCCCTGCATCGTCATCACCGCTCAAACTTGATAACTCGTCATTTAGATATTCGCTGTCAATTATGCCTTTAATACTAGCAATAGCATTCATTCCGCCGTCGCCTGCACTGAATTCTCCGTTTGACATCAGCTGTTTTAGTTGTTCAAGTGCTTGAGACCTTTTCTCAATGTCTGGACTAAAAAGATTATTGTGGCCGTCATCTTCTGCTTCAGTCATAATGCTGTCAAGGAATGATTCAAATTGATCTTCTGGGCTTTCTTTCAAACGTTTGCCATCTTTGTCATATTTGCCTGATTTCTTCTTGGCAATTGCAACAGCGGCTTGTATAGCGCCAGCGCCTGCTTCATCTAGCAAATCATCTGGCGTTACTTCTTTTGTTGGGATAGATGTTTCATCAACTAAACGGAAGATGTAAGGAAATGCTGTTTTTAATTCTTCGTTGAATGTGCGTATTGTTAGTCGATCAATCCAATCACTCATGATGTCTTCTGGTATCATTTGGTCTTCTTGATCTTCAAATGATTCAGCAAATGTTTCATAGTATGCTGGACGTTGTAACATGTCTACTTCTTTTTTAACTGCTTCAATGCGCTCCAGCACCCGTGGGGTGATGTCGTTCATTGCTTCTGCCAGTGTGGAGTTGCGTGTAACATAGCCTTTGAACTTGCGTAGTTGAGCCAGTTCTTCGCTTAGACTGGTAATATGTTTGCCGATTGCATCATAGGGAATTCCGTCATGTTTGAGATGTTCAGCCATTGCACGAGCACCACTGAGATGTTTGAATGGATATTTGAAACGTTCACCTTGTGAGTTTTCAACATAGATGCTGTCAATGTGCATGGTGCGGCCAGCGGCAATCTCTGGATTCACCGGTTGACTGTGTTTGATCACTAGGCGTGCTTCGCCTAGATCCTGGTAACTCATGCGAGCGTTACCGTACATCTTACTTTCCATCATGGGTTGTTGTTGCGATAGCATAACTGGTTCTTCCTTAGGTTTCGCTTGAAAATTGTAATCACGTTTGTCTAGATGATCTTTGCCGATATTTTGCACATGGAATTTTAACAAGCGATTTTTGGCAAATTGTCTAAAACTGCGGATAAATCTAAATGCTCCGTAGTGCTTGCTGTCAGCCAACTGTCCGCTGACTTGAATAACGATTCCGTCATCTGCATCCAGCGTGATGGCAATAGTTCCCAACTTTTCTCCGTCATCTTCGTATTCAAATTCGAAAAAACGTGCATCGGGAATATCGGTCTTTTTGCTCAAAACACCAGCATTTTCATCACCGATCTTGATATTAGGAAACCGTGTTTCAATCTTCCCATACAGATCTTGTGCAATTTTATTTAAATTCTTGTTCATGTTATATTTATCACATACCCGAAGATACGAATATAGGCATAGGCGGTTCAAATTCTGGATCTTCAGCCCAATCGCTGGTAACTCTAATACGTTCCAGCACTTGAGGATCCCATTCTGCTAGCACTTGACTCATACGTACTACCAAAAGCAGGGCAGATACTAGATCATCGTGCTGTCCTTCTTTGGCCTTGAACGTAGTGCCTGCGGCTATGAAAGTTTTGAGTTCTGATATCAAGGGTCTGCTGTTTATGGTCATTTTTTCCTCTTCAACGAGGAATTTTGTTTTAGCGCAAGTGGCTATTTTGTTACCAAATGTGGTGTTGAATCCTTTGCGGAATTTTTTCACATGCCCTTTACGTGCCGGCTCGCTGAGAAATATTCCCGGAAAAGTTTCTTCTCCCAAGTTGTCAATAACCACCAGTGCGCTTTCACCCACAGTGTTATTTTCCACACTCCAGTAGATACTTGAATAACTGTTTTCACCAATTTCGTCTGCGATATATTTCAGCACATCTCTAAATATTTTGACCTGTTGCTGTATAGGAGTAATGTTGTGTTGCCACTCTGCTATCTGTATCATGGATGGCATTTCAAACACTTCAATGGCACCGTAGTCGCCACCTGTGCCTAGACTGGGATCCAATGCCACAAGATATACACGATCCTGTTCGGGTTTCTTATACCATCGCACTTGCCCCATTTTCCATAGCGGATCTCTGCCCACTAGATCAATAAGTTTAAGTGAACTGATAAGTGTTTCATCATACACGATGAATTCACAACCGTACTCACGACGGAAACGTTCTTCGCCGATACGTCCGGTCTCAACACGTTTCCATTCCTCATCCCGATCTGGGTGTTCATACCACTCTGCCCGGAATCCGTGAAATCCATTGCGACCTTTGCCGTCATCTCGTGCATTGCCAAACTCGTCAAATAGGTCCTGGCTTTCCTTCCAGATGATAGCAAATTCATCTTCATCTGAGTTAGGTGTACTTGTGATAATTGCTCGTCCACCAGTTGCTAGTGTCGGCGATATTGAAGTCCAAAATTCTGTAGCAATGTTAGGTTGTACGAAAGCAAACTCATCGCAATATAGTAAGGATATGGACATACCACGACCGGTATTACCAGTAGTAGTAGCTGAAACAATTCTAGATCCGTTTTCAAATTCAATGCTCCCTTTGTTGTAATTGACAACCCCAGCACGTATGTAGTCATCGCATAATTCGTATCCATAACGAATACGTTGCATAATCTCCTGTGAGCCTGTGTATTTGTGTGCGGCAACCAGAATAGTCTGATCTGGATGAAACATAGCAAACCATAATAGATAGCCTGCGGCACAAGTTGTCTTGCCACTCTGCCGCGGCAGCATATTAATGTTAAAGCGATAATCATGATAGGCCTGCAATAACCTTACTTGATAATCGTAAGGTTCAAATTTTACCTTGCCTTTGACCGGATGCTGTATATGGAAAAAATTCCTAGCAAAATGCAGGTATCCATTGGTAGGATCAGCACAGGCCTGCAAGTGCTGTACCTGCTCCTCTGTAAACTTTTCTTTGGTATGCGCCTTTTTTGTTAAGACGCCGTCGAGTGATTTTGCCATATGTTTATTTAATCAAAAAAATAGACCCCTAGGGGTCTATTTGGCACTGGAAACAGAGTGCTAACTGCGACGAATTTTTTTCTTTTTCTTAAATTTATCTTTTATGCTTCTTTGATTTCTTGATACATTGCTGTCAAGCGACTGACCAATGCTTCATCAAATTGGCTTGGCTCACGTAATGAGTTAGTACCAGGAGCACGTGATACAGGGCTAATCTTGCCTTTGCTATTCATGTCGTCACCGCTGAATGTAACAGCCTCTGCACCGTGTGTATGATGCTTGTGACCACCGTGTGCAGAATTGCCCCAACTTTCTTCATCGTCATGGATGACTTCTTCCATCTCTTCATCGGGTGATACAGACAATGGACTTTCATCGCCTTGCACATTTAGAACTTCTTCAGTTCCCATAATTGGCTCATCGTGACCTGACTCTTCGCCGGCTTCAATATCGCGTAGGATATTCATAATGCTACGAAGGCCGCCTTCGCCCTGACCGTTGACATTGATAGTCATTGACACATTATCTGGTTGGCCTTGATGTGCCTGTGGTCCTATTGACATAATTGCGCCAGGCATGGGCATTGCGCCACATTCAGCTACACCTTCCTCGATAGCATCCATTTTTGCTATTAGATCTTTTAAGTTCATTATCTTGCTCCTTTAACTATAGCAGGCATATTATTTTGCGTTGTGCCAATAGTACTCAAGTGTTTACCATCTTGCTTGGATTGTTTTTCTTTACGATATTCTGGAGCAAGGCCTGGAACACTGTCAGCTAGGAGTTGATCATTGTATCCTTTAAACTGTGTACCCTGATGTTTGGTTTTACCCAATTCTTTTAATAGATTATATTTGTACTCGTCATTGACCATATTGCCGTTGTTGCTGGGATCTTGTTCTCGACCAATAAATGCTTCACCTGTAGGATTGTCATGCTGATGATTAATTTCGTTCTCAAGCTCTTCGTACATGCTGTGTACTTTGACGTGATTGTGTGTTACTCCCAAACCCACTGAGATACGATCACGTATTTGCAAGCTGGTAGCTGGATAATTAGTTTCAATATCATACACAGTCATTTCTGTATTTCTGTGCTCGGGGAAATCTGATTGACGCTCGCTGATCGGAGTAGTCTTACCAGAAGATACTTTGCCGCAATGGAATTCAGCTAGACTAGCTTTGATCTGCGCCACAGCATCTTTGGTATGATCCCCGGCGATCTTTATTTTAAATTCGTATGTTTTTGTACTTTCTGTCAAGTAGTGTTTGAATGATTTCATAGTATGATCCTAGTCATATATTTATTTTAAATTCTTTAATTTCTCTAACAAACTGTTGCGATCTGTGATAATAACGCCGTCACCTTGTATTGTAACGCTGTCGTCATTATTAGTATCTTGATCTAATTTTTGCTTCTTAATCTGCAAGTCGATCATTTTTAGCTTTTTATCCAGTTTGGCAGTTTTGGCTTGAATAGCATGACCCAGCATGCTGGCCGCAACTTCAAATAACCTACCGCTGTATCTAGCTTCTACATTCATGCCCAAATCCATGATGTCCTCGTAGGCATCTTTGGCTTTTTGAGCCAGTTCATCCAGCTCACTATCACCCAAATCACCCAAGCCTTTGACCTGTGGCAGTGCAGCCGATATCTTGTCATACTCACTGATATCGCGAAGAAACGGTTGCGCTAGATCAGCTTTGGCCTGTTTCTTTTCTTCTTCCTTGACAATCTTCTTGCTTTCGGGAAGATTCAACACTTCTTCTAATTTCTTTGTCATAGTATTACTTATACCTAGCGGTGACTGAATATGTCATTTTCATTGAGAATACGAAACTTCAAGCCCTGTTGCTTGCACCAAGCACCGGCGGCAGCCCATTTGGCCTGATTCTTTACAAACTGTGCTTGATTAAATTTGTTCTTGCCCACCCGCTCTAATATAGTTTGACTGGCAGGTTTTATCTCAATCAGTTCCAGTAGCATGCGGCCATTTTTATCCACGTACTGTATAAAAAAATCAGGCACATAAACAGTTTGGCGTTCAGTAAGGGGGTCTCTATAGGGGATCTGTACAGCTTCACTGGCCCATTTGACCACACTGTCGTTGTTGTCGCAAAAGTTCATAAAACTCCACTCCCAACTGCTTCTGTAGGTTGGCATCTTGTTGCCCACATACTTTTCTGGGTTTTTCATACTGAACTTGCCGCGAGCAAACTTGGCCATGTTATACCAGTATGTTACGAGCTTCGAATGTATCAGTAACTACCGCAGTTCTGTAGCCCAACAAACTGGTCTTTTCTCTATATGCATTTAGAACCTGTGCTATAACCTGGCCCAACTGAATGTCAGTTAGTCCTTTCAATTTATCAAGTAGGCTAAACACTGAAACATTTTCTACTCTAGCTTGATTAAGTAAAATTATAGCAGTTGAACTGGCACTGCTATCATCAAACCCTCTTTTTGCAAAAAAACCTATAGCGGCATCTATCTCGGCTGCGGGAAAACTTACCTGAGTTGTAAAATAATTGTCAAAAAACATTTTGACATCAGTTGCTCCTGCATGTGGGGAGATAGGAAGATTACCTGTTATCATTCTGTAATTCCTGATGTTGTGGCTGTGGTAGACGCATTTCCTGCAGTGTTATTTTGTGGAAATGAAATACCCGATAAACCTCCTACGTTTGTGCCGGTAGGCGGAGTTAGCAATCCTGCTGTACCCGAATCATTGATAGATGGTTGTGTATTCTGAGCGCCGGCTATCTGATTTATCACACTGGCCAGTATGGATCCACGAGCACCTTCTAAATCTAAACTTTGTACAAAACTGGGATCTATCACAGTTGGATCAGGATTAATACCCAGAAGTGGACTAGGACCTTTATCATAATGAGCTTCTCCGAATCCTTCAACACCTCCGGCAGGATCTTTGTTTGGATCAACTGCTCCGATGTTATAGCTTACTGCTTCATACATGATCTTCATGTCAAATTCGCGTGTCTTTGTGTCAGCGTAATCAACTCTGTTGTGATTCCAACTGGTGATTATGGGATTAGTTAAAATATATTCAACGTATTCGTGTCTAGCTATTTGATAGATTTTTATATAATTAAAGAATGGGTCTGTACTGCCATTGTCAAGGCCGTAACTGGTAGGAATATAGTCATAGCTCTGCATGGCATTTCTTGCATATGCTCCCGGCACCTTTGCCGACATTGGGTCTGCATAATAGTAAGTGTAGTAGTTTTGCCACAACTGATTTATCAAACCCATATTATCATCATGAAACTTGACTTCAATCTCACCGGGCTTGTGATAGTACTGCACTATCTTTTTTCTATTGTATTGATTCAGCGTTTCTGTTTGTACTGTATAGTTTGGTAAAGCTATACTCTTGACCAGCATGTTGATCTCAGCACCGTATCGCTGTACTATAGCTGTGTTCTGTAGAGCGCCTGTATTGATTCCGAATGCCACATGAAATTGAAAGCCAAACTTGGGAGCGAGTCTAAATTGATCAGCATTAAACAGATCTGCCGCGTGACGTTGATCTCGCAGATGGGTAAATGCATCAGACTTTAATTTATCATTACTTGTGAATGCCATACAGTATTTATTCTATGTATAAAGTGCGTAGTTAATGGATAGTCAATAAAAAGCCTGCAAGTGCAGGCTTAGTTTTATGAACCTAGTACGTTGCGACCAGTTTTAACATTGTTCATTACCGGTGTTGGACTACCGATAGCTGGAACAGGCGCAGTTTGTACCGCATTGTCAAAACGTATTGATAAGTCGATCATAGCTGGACCTTGTTCACTATATTTTAAATCTTGCCAGTTAGTTGATTCAACATAGCATCCATAACATAACCATGTTTCTAGTACACCCGGAGCAACATTGCCGTTGCCTCCGTCTAGAATTTCAATACGCATGGTAAACTTGTAATCACCAGCTGACGCCGCTGAACTTTGTTCAAAGAAGTCAAACTGTTTCTGATTTTGTTCGCCTACTAGCTTGCTAACAGCACCAGTGACATCATCACGTAGTTTGATAGGAATTGGTTCCCAGCTTGGCTTGCCTGCATAGTGGATTTTGCTGTTGTAGATTTCAATAACTTGATCAGTAAATTTGACCTGTGGGCGAGATGCTTCTGCAACTTGCTTTGTCAGCTCAGTTGTAGGAGTGCTTACACCAAAGTTTTCAAACATGATACGAAATCTATATTTTAACTTTGGCATCAACATGCCCTGTGAAGCCGCGCTTTGATCTGAAGCTAATGGTACTGTGAAGTTTGATAGTGCCGCGATTGCCATTTAATTTCTCCTTTATTTGCTACCTAAACCAGCAATAGCGCCAGTGTTCTCTAAACGTAATGGAATGTAAATAAATTCCACTGCCTTGACTGGCTCAATAGCTATATCAACGTGTAACTCATTAGCATCTATTCTGCTCGGAGTATTGTTAGTTGTATCGCATACTATCAAGTAATCGTACAAGGCTCGTTCTCCTGTGAGATTCAGCATTAATTTTTCAATTTGTTGTTTGATTGAGTTACGTGTAATTGTATCGTTTGGTTCAAATACATATGGTTTAGCAATAGCATTCAACTGGTAGCGTAGATAAATTACCAAACGTGCCACATTGATACGATTCACTGCACTGGCAACTAACGAACGTGTAAACTGCCCATATACAACTAGACCTGTGCCACCAATATAGGTAATAGGATTAACCTGTACTTTGGCCAGCGTATCGCGTTGTCCTGTGTTTAGTGATGTTGGCATAAACACACCTGTTTGTCCAACAATGTAACCAACTGAGTTTGCATTGGTAACTCCACCGCGACGTACACCTGCTGGTGCAAACCATGGATAACTCACGTTGTCGCTTAGTGCGATTGTGCGTAGCATGATATGGCTTGGAGGTACAGCAATATTGTTGCCGTACAAGTCAGTGGTTTCACCCCATGGATAGTAAACTGCTGTATTACTGTCAGTTGTAATCAGACCAATTTCACCGTCACCTGTGGCATTCTTTGAGTTACTGCCCCAAGCACTTAGGCTTGTTGCATCTGGTGTCAAACGTGCCGGAGCATCTGCTACGATAAATGATAGTAGACCGCGTCCTGTGTTTAAATTAACCAAAGAACTGGTTGTTTCAATATATCCTGGGCAACATAGTAAATCGTAAGTGAGACTGTCTTCGTTACGCATGTTTTGATTGCTGTTGATCAATCCGTTCAATGATGCTACCACCACTGCACGTTGACTCTTACGGCCAAACTGTCCTACACCTAAATAATCATTAGGACTTGCTGTTACCCAACGATCTGGATAGTAATGAGTCATGTAAGGAGAACCACTTAGGATTGTGTTTTGAGCGGCCACATTAACATAATTAGTAACATACTTCTTAACGTTGAATCCTGAACGACGTGTGTTCCACAACAACATACCTTTTGGATACAGTGCTGGATTAGGACAGTCAAAATCTACAAAGTCACTAGTAATCAGTGTGCCAGTTGCGGCGCCTGCAATAGTTTGTGGACTGGCTGCGCCTGTTTTTGCGCTGGCCGAGTTGGTGCTGTCATCATACCAGCGAGCATCAGCAAACACAATACCATTTTGTGTAGTATGATCGCTGTTGACAATCAGTACCCATGCTTTGGTCAATGCATTCCATGTGTACAGCGTTGGCCAAGCTTCTGTATTGCTTGAATTTAACCATAAATCACCGTGCTGTAAACTTGCACCTGATGAGTTAGTGGTTGGTTGCGTAGCAGAAATAATAGGACCATTGATGTCTGTAGTTGTGGCACTGTTTGCATAGCCAACACCTTGGTTGACAACAACTTTTCCTGCAGTTGAGCAGTAGCCTCTCCAGCGTGTGCCATCATTGATCATGATGTCTAAATCAGTGATCACTGTGTCATACCATAGGGTACCGTTGGCAGGAGTTGATGTAGGTGCTGTTGGGCTCACTGTTACCCAAGGAGTATTACTAGAGATTGACAGTGTATTGGCCCATGCTGATACCAAATACTTGCCGTCGCTGCCTGTTGAATCAGGAGCGGCAAAGAAATTGCTGATACTGATAGTGCCACTTGTGGTAAAGGCCTTGTTTAGCGGAGTGTTAGTACCATCAGTAAAGCGTATGTCACCACCCTGTGTATGAGATATAACAATCTGATTGTTTGCATTAATGCTGGCTACCACGTTGGTCAATGTTTGTACAGCGGCATTGAACGCGGCCACAAATGCCTGTGCATCTGATGTAGCGTTGCCCGAAGCAGTAAATGTAACTGCCGCACCACTCACTTGTGGTGCTGATGTTAGTGTAGAACTGCCTATCTGACTAGATGCCACAGCTACGATTGTGTTCGAACCGCTAGTAAATGTACTTGCTGTGATGATATTAGATGTTACAGTTGTAGCACCTGTTGACGCACGATAGTAAATTTTATAGTTGGCGTAGGTTGGATAGTTGATGCTGTTGATTGTTGTGAGTGATTCTGTATCGTTAAACTTGACATAAACTTGTCCCACTGGTATGTTTGCACCGCCACCTAATGGATCCAATGCAGCCATCGCTGACTGATTGTTGGCATACAACTGTGTAACTGAAGTTTGTTGTATCCAGCTGGCAGTTGTACCATTGTACAAACTGATATTGAAGTTGGCGCCTAGATTGACTGTAGTTGTTTTGATCCATACTGAACCTGACGGGAATCCTGTAGTGCCGGTCAGTGTGCCTGATGAATAATTGCCGAATTGTGGAACTTGATAATGCGGTGCAATAACCAACACTGGTGGATTATATGTACCAGCTGTAATACCCAGTGTGGTCAACGACATTGTGCCGGCTGCGATAGTAACCTGAGCACCGGTTGAATAGATATTTAGGAAACCGTTGCGCACACTAGATGTGATACCTGCTGAGGTCAATGCTGAGCTGGCGTTGATCGCTGTGGACAAACCTGCCAGCGTTGTGCCAGCATTGGTGATTGTGTTGGCATTGATTATTATTGTTTGACTGGCAGTAAATGTTGGACTTGGTGCAGTTGAAGTGATAGTTGGCTGTGATTTGGCCCAAGCAGTTGTACCAACTTGTACCCAACTACTGTTGCTGACAGCAATAGTTGAGCCACCTGTACCGTCGTTTGCTGTATTTTTTGTTTTGTACCATAGAATATGTGTGTTGGTTGCTGATGAATTTGCAACCACGGCATAGTTACCTGAAGCTCCGTAGCTGGCCAATGGGCTATCATACACATCTAACCCATCAAACCCTGTTGACGGACTTAGGTATGCTGTGTTGGTAATAACTAACAGATTGCCTATTGACTGCTGTTCTTGAAATGTTTGTCCGTTTGTTGCAGTTGCCGCATTGGCATTCCATTCAAATACACCATAGTTTGTGGCAGTTGTGTTCCACCAATATGTACCGGCTGTTGGCGAACCTACTGGTATGCTGGTTGATCCTGTCAGTTGTCCGAGGTCAACTGGAGCACGTACCACATAGGCTTGATTGCTAACACCCAAGAAACTGTAGGCAGCTTGTAGACCGTATTCATTGATCTCACCTGCATTTACTGGATTGTTGCTGGCGTCTGTTTGAAAGTAAGGTACACCAAATGTGGCACCTAGGTCTGCTTGGCTGGTCAGTGTATATACTACACCAGCGTTGGCAGCCAACGTGCCCGGGGCAATTCCTGTGCCAGCTGAATTTGCTTTGTTTGCTTGTGAAGCTACTACGATTAGGGGTATGGTACCTGGGGCAGCGGGTGTATAGAACGATTCATTTACAACCGTTACGCTAATTCCTGGTGAACTTAATTGAGCCATTGTGTTATCTCCATGATGACATGCTGTTAATGTATTTATGGCATTTGGACTTTTTGGTGCAGTTATACTACCACAAAAAGGGGATAAAAAGGCTTAAATAATTGTATGAGACCACTGTGTATGTGCGGCCTAAGGCCAGCCGCTGTTAATTATCACAAAAACGGACGTACTTACTACAGACGTAAGTGTGAAACTTGCCTTGGTGGCAAAGGAACAGCACGATGGCTTCGTGCTGGATACAAAGTAAAACTCAGTTGCGATAAATGCGGGTTTAAGTCACAGCACAAAGAAGTGTTTGCTGTGTTTCATGTTGATGGCAATTTAGACAATTGCCATCATGCAAATCTCAAGACTGTATGTGCAAACTGTCAGAGAGTCCTACATAAAGAGGGCGTTCGTTGGCGTCAAGGTGATCTAGTTCCGGATCTATAAGCAGTTTGACCTGTTGATAAAGATCGTCAATAGTGCCATTGTTATTGAGCACAGCATCAAAACTAGTACCAACCCAAGCAGTTTCACTTGCGTGGATCATTTCAGTTTTTAACCAGTCTTGTGCATTGGCACTGCCTCGATTTGCCTGTACAGCAATGTCCAACCAATGTGGTTGAATACCGCGTTCGACACACACAATTTGTCCACCTGCACTTTTGATTGATTTGATTTCGTTAGGGAATCGGCAATCACTAATAACAATATTGTCTGTACTTGTGCGCAGTTTGTTTTCCAGTGCCGCAATCCACATGTCATCGTGGAATCCCTGACGGCAAACTTCTGTACCCCAGTATTGCAAGATCCAACGCGGAGTCAAATGTGGCATGCCCAGTCTTTCGGCCCACCAAGGATCCACTTGTTCTCGCCATTCACGGGCCTGTTTTGTGCGGCCTTCCAGCATGGTTCTGTCCCAACCAAACACTGCGCTGACAGCATCCTTAAGACTGTTGGCAAATGATTCTCGTCTAAACCCGTGAAAGTTAGTTAGATAATCTGCAATAGTATCTTTGCCCGAGCCAATAAAACCGCACACACCTATGATCATAAGAATCCCCTGTAAGTAGTGCTAGTATATAACACTTTTATTACAGGGGTCAATATATTTTTTAACCTATTACGAAATAATAGCCCGAACCGCCGGGAACTAGCATTTCTAATTCCTTGTCCAATTTTTCAATCATCTCTTTGGCTTCGCTTTTTAGTGCAGTTCCGTTCAATGTTACAGGACTGCTAGGACCCGATATTGATCCAAACTTGCTACGTGCCTCGCCCAGCATTTCTTTACTAGTGGCCAAAGTGTAATCACGTATCCATTGTTTGGCGTACGGATCTTGTAACAATACCCAGTCAGGGCGATAGTTATAGGTCTGCACTAGAATCTGTTCGCCCTGTGCAAAAGGACGTTGTAAAATGTTCAAAATGTGTGTGGTAGGCTTCCAAAGGAATTCTATATAACTACCAAACATACGCCCCACTAGTTTCTGATAGCCAGCAAATGCATCGTATGTGGCCAATCCGCCCATCATACTTCCACTCATCAAATAGGTATTGGTATATGCTAGATTAAACGGCTCAAATAGCGTGCCGCCTGCACCAATACCAGTTCTTGAGCCAATAGCTCTACGAAACACTTGACGTACTGTGATAACTTCATCAGGTAATCTGTATTCATTTTCGTCCTGTATTAGTTCTAAAAACATGTAGCTTTCTTCTACAGCGTTGGGACTGCGCTGACGCATTCTATTTAGGGCACGATCTAGAGCCATCTCATAGTGAACGGGATCAAGTTCTACTTCAACCATACCATCGCCCAGCATGAGTTTGACGTACTCAAATACTTTGTTACGCTCTACAGTTGATGTACTTTGGGTGCTTGACGGTAGTGAATCTGCCATATAATTGTCCTCGTACTATATTTAGCTATCGATAAATATGTTACTATGCCACGCTTATCCCTATACAAACCAGAAAAAGGCAAGGACTACAAGTTCATTGACCGACAAGCCTCAGAGATGTTCACTGTGGGCGGAACTGATGTGTATTGGCACAAATATCTAGGTGCCAATACATCAGCTGAAAATGCCACTGCGGCACAGCCCAACTATGCCAATACCAGCGTGACCAACATACAAGATCTGCTGTTTTTAGAAAACCGAGATCGCACCTACGATAAAGAAATCTATAGAATTCGTGGGCTATATCAAGTTCAAAACATTGACTTTAATGTTAGTCAGTTTGGACTTTTCATTGAAAATGACACAGTCTACATGACTGTACACATCAATGACATACAAAAAATTATAGGGCGCAAGCCCATTACTGGTGATGTATTAGAACTGCCACATCTACGAGATGATTTTGCCCTAAACAATTACAATGTCAGTTTGCCCAGATACTATCAAGTTACTGATGTGGGTCGTGCAAGTGAAGGATTTTCAGTAACCTGGGCTCCGCATCTCTACAGATTAAAACTCAAGAAGGTGGCCAATCAACAACAGTTTACATCTATATTCAATGCACCCATTGCTGACAGCAACGGTGATCCTATAGTTGGTTCCAACACCACCTTGGCCGAGCTACTGAGCAACTACAATACCATAGTAAATGTGGGCGACCAAGTGGTGGCACAAGGTCAAGCAGATGCACCAAAAAGCGGTTACGAAACAAGACAATTTTATACATTGGCTGTAGATCCTGCAACAGGCAAGCCGGTGGTTCAGACAGCCGACGAGTCAACACTGGATACCAGTCAGATAAATTATCTTGCAAACGAAAATGCCGGAGTTCCTGTTCGCACAGGTTACACTGGCTATTTGATAGGCGACGGAATTCCAGACAACGGCTATGCCTTTGGATTTGGTATACAGTTTCCAGAATATCCCGGTGAGAATGATTTTTATCTTAGAACAGATTTTTTACCCAACAGACTATTTAGATTTGAAGGCAACAGTTGGATCAAAGTAGAGGATGCAGTGCGTATGGACATGACACAGACTGACTCGCGCAGTACCCTCAAGACCAGTTTTATCAACAACAACAACTACACTTACAACAGCGAAGTGGCTACCGATGTGGTCAACTTGGTTGCAAATGCTACATTTATCAACACTAGAATAACTTTTGCGACAGGCAGCGTGGCCAAGTATGCTGTGATCAAAATAGGCGTTACCACACTGGGATTTGCACTGAGCGATTATCCAACAACCCTGTACACTTCATATAACTATATCAGCCCAGTTGGCACTACCAGTGCTTGTTTACGAATCAACTTGCCCACGATCAATGGCATACAGCAAGTCATACCTAGTACAGGACAGTGGAGCATCACACTATATAACACAAGAGAAGCAGAAAGATCAAGTCTATCTACTGCACTCAGACCTAAGGCGGATTTCTAATGCAATGGTTCTATGACGGGCAGATAAGACGATATCTCACACAGACAATTCGTGTGTTCAGTAACTTTGTGGTCAAATATGGTGATGGCACACTGCATCAAGTGCCTGTAACTTACGGTGATGCTGACCGACAAGTTGCCAGTATATTGAACAATAATTCAGAAAACTCCATCAGTACTATACCCCGTATAGCAGTGTATATCACAGGTTTAGAACTGGATCGTAACAGACTGGCTGATCAAACCTATGTGGGCAAATTGCATTTTCGTGAACGTGATGTAAACAGTGCAGGCGAATACACTTCAGCACAGGGACGTAACTACACAGTGGAACGTTTGATGCCAACTCCATTTAATCTAAAAATGAAATGCGACATCTGGGCATCAAGCACTGATCAGAAACTGCAAATACTGGAACAGATACTGGTGCTGTTCAATCCCAGTCTTGAAATACAAACCACAGATAACTACATTGACTGGACCAGTATCAGTGTGTTAAATCTAACTGATACTACATGGTCCAGCAGACAGGTTCCCCAGGGCGCTGACACAGCCATAGATGTTGCTAGCTTGACTTTAGAATCGCCTATATGGATCAGTCCGCCAGTCAAAGTCAAACATCTTGGTGTTATTACAAAAATTATCACCAACATACATCAGGGATCAGGTGCATATCCTGCAGGCTATATAGACGGACTGGGCATCGATCCTACATTACAAACAGACGGAGTGGCACCCAGCTTGGGTCAACTGCTGGCTACAGAAACTACCACTATCACAGGCTACACCATTCAAGTGTACAACGGACAGGCCAGATTGTACAGTGGTACAGATGGATATGTGCCCCTAGCACCCACTCTGGATATTCCTGCAAGCACTGGTAGTCCTGTAGATTGGGCACAACTGTTCCAATTGTATCCTGGACAATATACCGCAGGTTCTAGTCAAATATTCCTACAGCAGTCCAGCGGAAACTATGTGATAGGAACTATTGCAGTCAACAGTTTGGATACAAAATTATTGCAGATCAATTACAATCCAGACACTTATCCCAGCAACACGGGTATTGACAGCAACGGGTATCTCAGCACAGATACTGCACACTACAACGCCGCTGCCAGTCGTAGGCCCAATAGCCCTGGCACATTTGATGCTATTATCAATCCACAAACCTATGTGCCCACTGGCGCTGTGGCAGGAAGACGATATCTTGTGATTGAAGATATTGGCAGTAGTATCAATACCAGTCCGTCGTCTGTGTGGGGGTCGTTGGTGGCTCAAGCCAATGACATTATAGAATATACAGGAACTGTATGGCGTGTTATTTTCAACAGCAATCAAGAACACGATACCATGGTGTGGCAAACTAATATATACACAGGAGTTCAATACTTATGGAACGGTGTTTCATGGGTCAAGAGTTTCGAGGGTGAATATACTGCCGCACAATGGAAAATCATATTGTAAAAGAACAAATAGTCTGTAGCGGAGCATTGTTTTATGCCAAATCTACGAGACGTTTTCTACTGCTACAAAAAGCTACAGGTAAGCATGAAGGTACTTGGGGCCTAGTGGGCGGTACCAATGTCACAGGCGAAACGCCTTGGCAGGGTCTACAGCGTGAAATTACCGAAGAAATTGGTAGTCACCCCAGCATAATAAAAACTATTCCGCTAGAAACATTTGTATCAAACGATCGTGTATTCAACTTTCACACTTACCTGTGTGTAGTTGACGCAGAATTTGTACCTGTGCTAAGTGATGAACATCAAGGTTGGGCATGGGCTACAATGGATCGTTCTCCAAAACCTTTGCATCAAGGACTCCGTAATAGTTTTTCAAGCAAAACTATTCGCACAAAATTACAAACTGTCTTCGATCTAGTGGAGTTAATCTAATGTTTGATTGGTTTAAAAAGAAAAAAAGCTGGGTAAGATTTTATTCCCTTGATCAAAATGTATCAACCATTTATCCAGTTATAAAAAATACACTTGTTGAGCGCGACTGGAACGGATTAGGTAATCTTGATCGCAATCGTCCTGAACAAGGCAATCAAACTGTACTAAATTGTCCGGCGATAAAACAAATTAATCGAGCGGGCTATGTGATTTGTGCGCCGGCTGATTTTATTATCAAAACAGGCAAGGGCCCTACAGATATATCCTGGGAGCATCCATTTTCATTCAAACGTCACAGCAACAAATATACATTTGGCGGCACTGATTATTACATCAGCTGGCACAGTCCTCCGCAGGTTGAACCGTTAATACCTCGAGAATGCCCGCACAGCGAAAAACAGTATCATCATAGTGGGGTTAAAGTGGAAACGCCATGGCGTGTCAAAGCCAGTGACGATATTGTATTCCTACAAATTCCAGTGACTTATACCAATGAAGAACGCTTTACTGCGGCTATTGGCATTGTTGATCCACGCTACATGCATGCAATCAGTGTACAACTATTTTGGCATATAATTGAAGGCGAAGTTCTTGTCAAAGCAGGCACACCGCTTGTACAGTATGTACCGATCAGCAGAGAGTTACTGAACAGTAACAATATAGAATTTATAGTTGATAGTGCAGACGACGTCGATCGTGAAATAGAGGATGCTTATGTGTTTTCAAATCACAGCCGATTCCCTAAGACAGATACAGTGGGTAACAAAATCAGGATTATTACTGACCTGTTTCGCTATTTTAGAAACAAATATCCCAAGAATAAAATTTAAATTTTAAGTCGAGTCAACGGATCTACGTTGATGTCACCGCTGATAAATGTGTTAAACGACAGACTAAATCGCGGTTTGTCGCCAATGTACTCTTCAACCATGTGCTCTACATTACTGGGGAATATTAGCATAGTACCAGCTTCCGGAACTACTGACCAACTACGTGAATTATACAAGTTAGACTCAACAATATTGTATTCAATTGTGTCATACTGGCTGGTAATAAATTTAATGCGGCCGCTGTCGCCTTCGCTGTCAAGATAAACTACACCTGATAAGATACTGTTAGGATGCCAATGTCTATGATGACTTTGTCCTTTTTCTGTTTTGTTAAACCAACTTTCAGTAACATACATCTTTACATTTGGATTTGCACCCATGATTCCGTAAAAGTATTCCACAAGGTTATCTGAAATCTGATTGGCAAAGTCAGTTAATACAGGATCGTCAAGCACTTTTTGAGATTCGCTAATCCAGTTTTGATAGTTCCTTGCCCATTTGATATTAGACAAGTCCACTTTAGAAACGTCTAAGTGTGTTTTAAAAATTGGCTTTGAAAACAAAGGCCATAGTTGCTTTTCGGACATAGTTCCTTTCAGGTCTGCAGAACATCTGCGTGTACAATGATATATATTACACTACAAAAAAACTTCGAGAAGAACTGGTTATGATAAACTCAATTTGTGTACTAGGTGGCGGCAACGCTGGTTTAATGAATGCACTGTACCTCAAGGCATCTATTCCGCACCTTGATATTACCTTGGTCAAATCCAGCAAAATTGGAACCATAGGTGTCGGAGAGGGATCTACTGAACACTGGACACGATTTGCTAATGCAGTTGGTATTAGTTTTATAGAATTAATTGAGCATTGCGGTGCGACTATTAAAACAGGTATTAAGTTTGAAAATTGGCACGGTGACGGTACTAGCTATTTTCATAGTTTACCCGAAGGATATGTCGGAATGGATCCACATACTGGCGCGGCATACTCTATGATGCGAATAATAGGTGACGGTATAAAAGCTGAGGATATGCACTGGAAGATGATCCTTGAAGACAACATGGTGGCGGAACCGTTAACTGATTACTATCAGTTTCACTTTGACAGTGAAAAATTAAATGCATACTTAGAAAAATTATGTACTGGACGAGGTATATCTATAGTTGAAGCTGAAGTTGTAGACTGTGTTTTAGACGATGCTGGTTTTGTCAAATCAATTGTTAGCTCTGATAATCAACACTACTCTGCAGACTTCTTTATTGACAGTAGCGGATTTAGACGAGTAATTGCATCCAAACTTGGTGCTACGTGGGTTGACTGGTCGGCTCATTTACCAATGAACAGTGCAGTAGCCTTTCAAACTACTGATCAAGATGACATACCAGTATACACATTATCGAAAGCCATGGACAGTGGATGGCACTGGCGCAGTCCGGTACAGGGGCGCTTTGGTAATGGATACGTATTCAGCGATCAATTTATTACTGAAGATCAAGCGATCGCAGAAATACAAACACATTTTAAAGACACTATTAATATTGGCAGAAAGATTAACTTTGTATCAGGAAGAGTAAACAAGGCATGGATCAAGAACTGTGTAAGTATTGGTCTTAGCAGTAACTTTGTAGAGCCCCTTGAAGCTAGCAGTATCTCAACTACTATTCAACAATCAAGATTATTAGTTGCTGGATTATGGAACTGGCATCGTAATGACTCTGCAACAATTAACGAGTATAATAGAGTATTTGACGATATGATGCTAAACGTGTTAGACTTTATTCAGCTACACTATTTCACACAGCGAGAAGATACAGAGTTCTGGCGCTGGTGTAAACATGATATAAAGATGACAGAGTTTAATAAAGCTAACATAGAAAATTTTAAAACAAATTTTATTAATCAAATAGTATTACCAGAAGACGGTTTAATGTCGTTGTTTAGAATTTATGATTGTTTAAACTGGACACAAGTTATGCATGGGCTAAGAATGTTTGATACTGCTAAAATTAAACAGTTATACGATGCACAATACGGAGCAAAATATAGAGAGCGGTGTGAAAGCAACATTAAACAAATGCATAGTTCTACTACAGATGGGTGGATGAAACACAAGGATGCTATTGCCCTTGTTAAACAGCGATTAAAAGGAATAGAATACGCATTATGATCAATTCAGTTTGTATACTCGGTGGCGGAACTAGCGGCCTAGTCACCGCATTGATGCTACGCAAAGCATGGCCAGAGATTAAAATCACCATGATTGAAAGTTCAAAGATAGGTATTATCGGGGTAGGCGAAGGATCAACTGAGCACTGGCGTGTGTTTATGCGGCACGTGGATATTGATATTTTTTCGTTAGTTCGAGAAACTGGTGCTACATTTAAAATAGGTATTAAGTTTACTGACTGGAACGGTGATGGCAAAAGTTATTTCCATAGTTTATCAGAGCAGTATGGTTCTGTGTCGAAAGTACACGGACTTCCATTTACTTGGTTGCGTATGATTGGTGAAGATTGGGATCCGTTAGATACCGTGTGGCGCAAGGCGCAAGACGGTCTGCATATTGAGCCGGTACATGATATATTAAGTCAATATCACTTTGACACTAATAAACTCAATGACTTCTTACATAGAGTGTGTAAAGAAAGAAAAATTACAGTTATAGACACTGAAGTTGAAGATGTCATTCTTGATGAAGATGGGTATGTTAAAGAACTAGTTGACGTAACCGGTACACATCATGCATATGAGTTTTATATTGACTGTAGTGGATTCAAAAGAATTATTGGCAGCAAGTTAGGTGCTAAATGGGTTGACTGTTCCAAGCAGTTGCCTATGAACAGTGCTATTGCATTTCCAACAGATTACACTGAAGTTATACCTTCCTACACGGAAGCAACGGCCCTAAGCAGTGGATGGGTGTGGCGCATACCCACGCAAGAGCGTTACGGCAATGGCTATGTATTCTGCGATGAGTTTATGAATGAGACCCATGCGTTTGATGAAGTTTCACAACATTATAAAAATAATCTTGGCATTGATCAGACACTTACTATTGGTAAGAAGGTTAAATTTAGTGCAGGCTATGTAGAAAACTACTGGATTAAAAATTGTGTTATGGTTGGGTTAAGCGGTATATTTGTCGAGCCGCTCGAAGCTAGCAGTATTGGCACTACTATACAGCAAGCATCTATGATGCTACCTGATTTGTTCTTTTATGAACGAGGTGAAGAACTAACTGCCGAACGCTATAACAAACATATGAAAACTATTTCAGAAAATATTATAGACTTTATACAACTACATTATTTTACCAAACGTGACAACAGTGAGTTCTGGCGTTGGTGCAAAAATGAAATTGTACCTACAGAATTTAACGCAAAATACTTAGACTATTTCAAGAAAGGATATCCAAACATTAATCTGTTTAATCATCCCATGATACTGTTTTCATATTTAAATTATGGTCAAGTTATGCATGGTCTGGGTATGTTTGATAATACAAGTATTCGAGACAAGTATGAAGCTCATATGTTAGCACACTCAGCAGACACTGATGAATTTATGAAAGCCACCAAGCTAAGTGATGAAAATGACACGTTCTATTCACATAGACAAGCACTAGAAATAATTAAACAACGAGCAAACCCACATGTATACAAATTCTAAAGTTGTTGTATTAGGAGGCGGTACAGCAGGATGGTTAACTGCCCTGTTCGTCCAACGCAATTGGCACAGGGCACAAGTTACTGTTATTGAGAATCCTAATCAGCCGCCTATTATTGCAGGCGAAAGCGGTAATACTACATTTGTAACATTATTAAAACATTTACGAATTGATATAAATGATTTTATTCGACAGGTTAATGCCACACCCAAGTTGGGTGGCAAGTTCACTGACTGGAATGGAGTAGGCACAGAATTTATTCACTCACTTCAAACTGATTATGCACCATATCTCAACGGTTGGACTGATTATTTTGCAGAAAATCGAGATGAATTGACTGTGGGAACTTTGATGTCCCTCATGAATGCCGAGAGCGCCAAGGATAGATACATGCGTACCATATTGGCAAACCGTATTCCTACAGCAGACGCATTCTATGCCAATTATTTTATCAAAGAGAACAAAGTACCGTTTGGAGCTGCCTCTGATATTCCATGTGTGCCCATGTGGCATTTTGAAAGCAGAAGCACCGCTGCCTATCTTAAAAAAATAGGACTGGAACGGGGTATCACTTTATTAGAAGGCGAGTTCCAGCAGACCATGCAGGATCTCAACGGTGACGTTACCAGTATAACACTAACCAATGGGCGTGTTGCAGAAGGTGACTGGTTTTTTGATTGCTCAGGATTTGCAAGATTACTGTTGGGTAAACAACTGAAAGAACCAATTGTTGATGCCACCAGTTATTTTCCATCCAGAGCAGTTGTGGCATGGTGGGATGAAACTTGTCCGTGTGTGACTACCAATGCCACTGCTATGAAATACGGTTGGAGTTGGAACATCAATATTCGCAACAGGTCTGGCAACGGATACATTTATGATCCGGATCATATAACACTTGATCAAGCAGTGCAGGAAGCTGAATTACGATTCAATAAAAAGATAGAACCAATTGCTAATTTTCAGTTCGACCCTGGCATGATGCGCAACGCTTGGAAAAACAATGTTGTTGCTATAGGACTCAGTAGTGGCTTTTTAGAACCGCTTGAAGCTAACGGAATTGCAGTTATTGTTGAAAGTTTGTTTGGTTTACAGGACTATTGGAGCCCTTACGAAGCCAACCATCCCACTGAAACAATTAAGAGATTCAACGATCGCATATGGTATATTACCGAAGATATTAGAGACTTTCTAGCATTGCATTATAGAGGGCAACGTAGAGACACTGACTTCTGGAAAAGTCATGCATATGACGAATTTCGTATTCCTCCAAGTTTAAAGGAAAAATTAACTGCTTGGGGAGAATATTTTAACAGCGATCGCCCTGAACCGTATTGTCACGGATATTCTGCAAGTGCTTGGCTCATGGTGTTGCAGGGGCTGTCTGTATTTGATCACACCAATTTAGCAAAAACAAATGAAAAGTTTCTCAAGGTAGGAGAAAAAGTACTAAATATCAACAGAGACAAGTACAAGATTCTTGTTGAGCCATTTTGGACCATTGAAGAATGGCTGGATAAAACAAACTAAATACATTTATCGTAGGAGATAGTAAATGAACATTTACAAAGTAATTTTAAGAGATGGTGATAACCCAAACACATCAGCATTACATACCATTGAAAAGTATTGTTATGCAAACACACGTAACGAAGCAGGTGTGATATTCAATGATGTCGACGGACCACGTTGGCACGTGGCTGGCCCTTTGAAAGTTGAAGAATCCAAAGTTCCAGAAGGTGCTGTGTTTATTAACAGCAAACCCGCTTGATTACAGTTTACCAACAGAATCCATTAAGTTTTTAACATTCTTAATGTGACTTAATTCTGATTGTATTGCCTGGCTGGCATACTCAAAAGGTAACCCTAAACAGGGTCGAGTATCCCATTTAAGCCAGGCATCGTCACCTTCAGCGTCAACGTATTGTAAAAATGCTTGAACATGCTGACCTTCTTCTTGTAAAGGTTCTCGCCAGTGTTCGTGCTTGCGGCCGCAATAAATTCCAGCATCGCCCACTTCCAAATTGATTGCGTGGATTACTCCTTCGGCATTTTTTACATACAAGGGCCATGTGGCTGTTTGTTGTAGGCACACGCTAACTGTGACTTCAGAACTTGCACGATCAAAATGGGATTTTAAATCAGTGTCTTTGTAGTAGATACGTGCATAAGAGTATGTTGGCAACAATTTCATTCCAACTGCTTGTTCAATCTTGGGCTGTAGTGATACTGACAATGCTTCTACCATTAGCGGACTGTAACGAGCGAATGTGCCTTTACATAAATCTGACAAATCAGCATCGGGATACAAATGCTTGCAAGTAGTTTCCATCATGCTAAACTCAAGAGCAATAAATTCAGCCAGTTCTTTGCTGATAGCATTTTTGATAATATAGTAATCTTGTTTCATAGCAATGGCATTAGACTCATATTGGTGTAAGGGTGGGCTACATGGCGGTTATCCGGAGTTGTAAATATATCAAACCCAATTGTAGTTCTAACTCCTTGAAATGGTGAGATTGCTTCCACCATATGTTCTCTCCAGCCTGGACCAAAGTAAATCTGTCCTGGTTTGTTTACAATTTCATACCCTTCAAATACTGTCTTGGTATTCTTGGGGTCAATTGCAATATACCCGTGATAATCAAACTCGTGCCCGTGCCATTTTAACAATTCGGATTGTTGATGGTAATTGATCCATGCTTGAAACCACAATGGCCTATCGTTACCCAACTGTGATCTGACCAAGTTTCTCAATTCTGTGTATATTTGATAAAATGCTGTTGACGGCGCAGTTAGCGCAAATATATTATACTTGTGATAAGTCCAAGTTGAGTCTTGATTAGGAAATACTTCTCTAAATAAATCGTGGGCACGATTGATATCTTCAAATATTAAATCTTGATTGTTGGCAATAAATTCTGACTGATATAGTGTGTAGTCTGTCATACAAATAAATTTCCCAAGTTAATATTGATTAAACATCTATAGTCTGCTTCTTTACAGAAACTTGCAGTATGATAATATTTGCCTGGGAACGCAATCAGTTTACCCTTCTTGGGAGTAATTCTATGTTTGATTGTAAATTCACCATTTTTAATTTTGTCTATATCTTTTTGCCCCGGATCAAACTCGTCATTGGTTTCGTTAAAAATAATAGTATCTCCGTCGCTGTCATTCACATAGTAAATTGCATTCCAGTGCGGGTGGAAACTGTCAATGTGCGGCATCAACATATCAGAGTCCGATTTTTGATTTGCCAGTGTCAAATTGGCTCGCATTCTGTATAGTCTGTTAAAGGGTACCTTTGCTTGACTGGTTATACTTAATACTAGCGGGTACACCAGTTGAAAGAAATTACTCACTGGCGCACTTTTTTCGTAAAAGAAGTGATTAAATCCCGGAGGATTGTTTGACATGTTCTTAAAACACTCGTCGCCCGACACCATATTCTTATTAAGGACCCATGGAAATTCCCAGCCTGTGAATGTATCAAGTAAATGATTCTGATAATCAAGCGGGATAATATTGTCAACTTCTATAATGTCATTCATTTCTTTTTATGTTCCCTGAAATTGATATACGCACATCATCCGTTGATGCAAATGGATATACCATGTGTTGTAAACATGCTGGGAATAGCAATATTTGCCCTTCCCATAACTTGTCTATAGGAAATTCAGCTTCTCGAATTTCACCAAATATATTAGTATAGAAAAAACTAAACATACCACCTCGAGGCATATTAGAATTTTTGGCCCGGGGCATATTCACTTCATCGGCAAGTTTATACGGAACTTTTAACCATATCACAAAGCTGAAATCACCATCGTGCATGTGTATAGGATTGAACTCGTGTTTTCTTTGAAAATTTACCCAAAACAATCTTAAAGATAAATTATCCCCTGTGAGATTTTTACCAGTCTGAGTTGCATCGAACCCAGCAGAGTATGCGTTTGCCAACCCCAATACAAACTTTTCCAAATTAGTTCTTGATTTTTCAAGAACGTATGAAGTCTCTAAATTGCCTGCCAGTTTATCTTTTATTGGTTCTGTTAAATCGATTGAATCGATTTCTGTTTGTAATTCATCGAGCAGTTCTGGTGGCACTGTATCTCTAACAAACCCAAAATTACTAAAGTGACCAAAAGCCGATGTCATATTGAAATTCCAAAAAAATTAATTGTTAATCTAGCATCATCTAGTGTATTGCCAAAGTATCCGTCAGCCGCATGGAATTGTTCCGGTGGAAACATCACACATCTATTAAAAATATTTTCAACAGTCATATTCCGCTTGAACAATCTACGTTGTTCTTCTTTAAATTTAACGAACGCTGATCGATCGGCTGGATCAGCTTTTAATTCTTCAAAGAACAAACTGTTGTAGTCTTGATTATTATCTGCAACCTTTGTGTAAAACGATAATCCAGTATTGGCAGGAGCAAATTTATTCAAGAATATGACGCCAGCAACATTGTACTGCGGCTCGTCTTGGTGCATCCATCCAATATTATAACTGCTGTCAACAGATGCAAAGTTTATCTTTAAGAGAGAAAAGAACTGTTTACCGTGTGTATGACTAATGAGAGTAGATGCAACGGAATTAAACAGTTCCATATCCAATTGATCCAGTGTAGTAGTTCGAGTTCCGGGCCAAGTTGAGTTGTTGTCTCGAGCAAACTGTTGCTTCAGGGCATAGTGTTGCCATAAATCAGGAGCTTCAAAAAAGTTATCAATAACCTTGATTGGTTGTTTTAATGTTTTCATTGTTTGATAAAAAATACCTGCGTTAATCTAGTATCGTCCGGTGTGCTACCAAAAAAATTATCAGCACTGTGCCAACAACGCGAATCAAACAATACAAAGCGATTGTATACATTTTCTACCACTATACTTTTTTTAAATTTTGACACTTGTTCTGCTCTGTATTTTGCATATATTTCTCGATCTTCTGCAGAGGCATTGTTAACATCTGTTTCAAACATTTTGTTATATACATCTCCGTCAAAGTCCACAGAGTCTTCATATATTGTAGTGCCGGAACCAATTGGAGCGTCCTTGCTTAGATATATGATGCCTGCATATTGAAACGATGGATCATCATCATGCACCCAGCCGCGCCCATACTCTTCAGCTATCAGTTGGAATCCTGTTTGTAGTTCGACCACTTGAGTAATTCCGTAATCTTTTAAAACAAATAATATTTTTTTCAACGTGATTTTAAATAGATCATAGTGTAGTTTATGCAACAATTCAGTTCTCAAGCCGGGCCAGTTACCCCGATCACCTTTGAAAAACTTTTGATCTAACGCAAATTCTCTCCATAAATTAGGATCGTTATAGAAATTATCAATCACAATGGTCGGCATATATGGATACAGGAACCGATTTTTAATGTCGTGAGATTTAATAAACTCTGAACTACTCAAGTTTTTGGTGTTTATGAATTTATTTAAAAACAAATTATCCATCTATATCAGCAGTAAAATTGATTGTGATAGCAATACGCTTGGTGTACACTTTGGGACAGGTACTTGCATGATAATGCCGCCCGTTAAACAACAAGAACTTTCCTTGGTGTGGGGTACACTTGTGCAGGCTATAGTATTTTTCAGCAGGAGCAATTTCACGAAATACCACAGTATCACCGTCACACTCGTTCACATAATACACTACTGTATAATGATCAATATCATAATCTATGTGAGGCGTATTATATTTGTAAGGCATACCTGGCAGTACATATTTGGTGTTGAGCAACATACCAGCTCGCATTCTCAGCAGTTTTTTAATTTTAAATCCAGCGGTTTGTTCCAATGCTTCAATCAGCGGTTTAAAAAATTCGTAGTGCGGATTTGATTCGTGCTGTGAATAGTATAATAAATTTCCAAATGCTGGGGTAGAATATTGTGGAAGATTGGTTTTTTCAGTGGTAGTATCTTCCATGTAATGCCAGTCAAACTTGATATCAGTTAGATAAGCATACATGGCTTTCTGATAGTCAAAATTCACACCCCCCGAGTACTCCCTTGGTTTAAATATTTCTGTCATAGTTAATCCTATAATTGTTTCTGTCATTCATTTCGCGGGGATCATCTGTAGGCAATCTAGTCCAACACGGAACACTCATACTCAATCGCTGTCCCATTGGTTCTGCAATGTGGTATGCTCTGGATGGTATGTATATTGCATCACCTGGTTCAAGTACCACATCGAATGCCAAGTCAAGGTCTTGATGTTTTAATTTATGATTCATTGTGCCAGTTCTATACATGGCAGAAATCCGATTGTTGTACACTTTCCATCTAGTTTTACCTTCTGCTTGAAAAATAAAGTTAGACGGATAATCCTCGTGTATCCAGAATGACTTTGCATCAGCAAGTCCGCCATACACGTGGATAGCACCATTTACATCATAGATTGTTTCAAGTATTTTTAGTAGTTCATTGGTCTTTTCACTGTAAAACCCATAGTCCATGATGACAAAACCGTTGCCTTTGTTGATATGATCCACTATAAATGCCTTATCCTGCACTGGTTTAGAAAATACCCATGCTTTTTTATGCATTGGAATTTCAATTTTATATTATCTTTACCAATCATTTCAAAATTATAAAGGGCAGGGTTGTTAGCACATTTTTCAACATCAGCCCAGGTCAGCATTTCTTTTACACCTGGTAATAAGTTTTTAAAATAATGCGGTTTATCCTCGTATAGAAGATTGGTCTCGTTAACTAATCGTTGGCCTATAGCGTTCATCGTCGGTCCTAATTATTTTTACATTAAATGAAAGTGAAACTCGATCTTCGTCTAACTCGTTAGCAGATACTCCGTGAGGCAACCATCCCGGGAACATGATCAACCTACTAGTAAATGGATCATAGCTGATTGCAGATGCGCTGATCTGAGTAAATTTTTCTAAATTTGCAAATGACATTGTGGCAAAATCTTGCATCATATTTTTATACATGGTAATTTTACCCTGCCCGGGGCGAGCCTTTAGGTAAAATACGCCCGACACAAACGATGCATCATGCATATGAACCATGTTGGAATTGTGCTTGCCGTTGACATTGAGCCATATATTCTCTAACACAGGAAAACATGAATTTTCATCAAATCCAAAATCACGTATACATTGCTGTGCCTGCGCCATTATTCTATCTTCTAAGACTTTTAGCTCGGGGTATTTTCCAGGCCTAAAGTCTTTGCTTTGCCAGCCACCGTCATTGCTTAATTTTCTTCCAATAGGATCTTGTTCTTTTACTGAATAACATAGTTTAAGCATGTCTTCGGTATCAAAATTGGTATCCTCCCACCATATGGGAGTTGGAAAATATAAATCATAGTTCATCTAAACAAATCTCCCATAGTACTAGGGTGTGTTTCATGGCTAAATGCAAATGTATGACTCCATCTAAAATCTACTTTTTCAGAAATATATGCAAGGTGGCAAACATTTGAATTGTACCAGGTCATTGTGCCTTCTTTGGTTGGGGCAATGCCTACACATTCAAATCCCCAAGTTCGTAATTCTTCATCGGGAATATTAAACCAAGCATCTGCGCGAGTAGGTTTGTCAGCCAACTGTTGCCATTCTTTGTATCTTGGATGATCAGTATCTTGCTGAAAGTCGTAAATTTCGTTATACATCTTGCCGGTGTAGTGATACAATTTGGTTCCGCTGTCTGTAATATCATGATCTGTAAACCATAAATTTGCAACCAAGCCATGTATATAATCAATATGTGGAATTCGCCAGCAGGTTATGGGGCGGGCTTTTGCTTTGAAATAAACATTACCCCATTCATGCAGTTGCGGTACAAAGATAGTTTTTGTGTTGCTCATGCGATAAAATTCTTCAACCACTGAGACAATATTTCCACTGACCCACTCGGGTACATGTATGGTATCAAATGGGTTGGGATCCATATTATCAGGATGATTATTGTCTTTCTGTATAGGAAATGAAGCTATTAATTCTCTAAAGATATCAAAACCGTTGTCAATAAACGGGTGATCCGACACCCAATACCCGATTTCCTTGTCAAGTTTTACATACTTGACATTGAAGTCCTTAATGGGTTTGAGTTTAAGAACTTTATTGATGTTGTTGGCATCAGGATAGCAAACTTTGAATTCTCTCATTTGATATTGAGCGTTAGAACAAGTCGTTCGTCGGTCTTGTTTTTATTTTGTTGCACTCTATGACGCATATATCCAGGAAATATCAATACATCATTAGTTTCGCAAGGCACTGCCTGATAAGAACTTTCTTCAGGAATTATAGGGTAAAGAGTTTTATGATATTCCAGCGGGTCTTTGAATTCAATAAATCCCGAATCAGGTGGTAACTGAAGATAACATGTTACTACGAATGTAGTTTGATTATGATTGTGTTCAATTGTTTCGCCGCCAAACCCGTGACGATTGACCCATGATCTGGATACTTCAGAACGTGTGTAGTTGAATGCATTTTCTCTCCGGATAAGAGCAATTTTTTCTCCTAACCAGTTTTGAAAATGTGCCAACTCCGCCCACGAATGTGGTTGCATACTTTCGTCCAATGCAACAGTAGATAGAGCATCGCCTGATTCAAGTTCTGAGTTATTCTCAGTAATGTTCAACAAATGATCTATCTTTGGTTTTAATTCTTCAAAATTAAAATCGTACTTGAATTTCCAAACATCTGGAGGAAATAAAAATAAGCCGCCATTCTTAAGCTGGATCACCTTGCTGAGCTCCGTCAAATGTTTCTAATGCAAGTTGTAAACCCATGAGTACGCCTTCCATTTTTAGAACATCTGTGCTGAGTTCTTGACGTTTAGCAAAATCAATGGCTGTGATGCCATACGGATTTAATTTCACGTTAGCAAACTCTTCTTCCAATTTAGCAAGTTCTGCGCTAGCACCTTCTTTTTGCTCGGTAATTTTTACGATGATGGTTTGAAGTTGTTCTTTGTAGTTCATAGGTTATCCTTTAGTCTTGTACTTATTTAAAATAGTTATTACACGGCTTAGTCTTGAAGACAGCGAATCATTTGCTAAAAATGCACAGTTTGATGCATAGTTAAATTCGTGTTCTTTTTTAGTGTCATTATCAGTAGCTGTATCTATTGTAACATCATAAAACGATCCGGACAAGGCTTTTCTTGAAATTGGAATAATTTGACACAACGGTGTTCCTGCTTTTACGGTAGTTGCTCCATTTAACACTTTCCAGAATAATTGAATATTAACAACGTGTCCGTATTTGGGATCTAATATTCCAGTAGCTGCCGAGAATCTGCTTTCGTTGTTGTATGTCACTGGCATTAGTAACAGTACTGTATCGTCACTTGCTTCAATTCGCCAAGGAGTTTCAACTTTCACTACAGTTTTCAATGTAGAAGTTTCGTCATCGAGCAATGGTTCCGTTTGACTGCGAGTATGACTGTTGACATACGCTTCCATGCCAGGAGTGATTTTACTGAATCGATACGGTTGAGCCCAGTCAAAACTAATTCCGTCACCGTTGGTGTTTATTGTAAAGTCTGCTGGGGCAGGTACTATCCAACCGCTTGACACAATCTTCTTAATGCCGGGGCAGTTTTTTGAAGATAGTGTTTCTGGTTGATCACCCGGTTGAATATTTGATAAAAAATTACGATCGATAGATGATGATTTTACAATAGGAAATAGAGTTGCAGTACCTGGCTCTAGCGAGTAAAAGCGAATAAAAGGTTTTGATTCTCTACGCATCCACCCAAACAGAGTTTTACACAGCGTGGTCATCTTTTCCGCCATAGATTTCTTTCTTCAAGAATGCATAATGACTTGGTAATGTTTTCACGTAATCAATTACATAATCTCTATATTCTTCGTATCGACGTTTAGTGTATCCAATTTCTTCTTGTTTGAGCGTTTTAGCCTGTCTAGTACCATTAAAAAAGATTAGTTCTTTGGTCGAGATAGACTTAACCCCCATACCACCCGCAATAAACATATTGCCCACATACTCACCGTAATAGCGTTGATTACCAACAATGTTAGCCATCAAGTTGGGATACTGTGCCTGAGTCAACATGTAGTCTCCCATCTGGTCTGGGCAATACTCATGCAACTGGGTGCACCAGCGCCAATATGGAGTATCAGTTCTTTGAGAAAGTGCATAGTGTTGGCTAACGAAATCTCTAAAACGTAATACTTCGTTCTCAACAGAAAAGTTAAAGCCTTCAATTTCTGTACGAGTTATGTATCCCTGACGGCGATTCAACTGCTCCACAAGTTTGATAATATTTTCATGTGTAGTCAGCAATCCAGTTGACTCAAGTGGTTCGACAAATCCATAACTCAGTCCAACTCCTACCACATTCTGCACCCATGCACGACGTCTGCGGCCGTGTTTGATCTTAACATGCATCATTTCTGCA